ACGCGCGCAATTCGGCGAGGGTGACCGGCTCCGCGGCCGGCCCGCTGGCGAGGGTCAGCATCAGGCCGCCGGCCGCTTCCGGCTGCGGCGGCGGGTGCCGGTCTCGGGGTCCGGGGCGAGGGTGGCGGCCTCGGCCTCATCGGCCACTGGGACCGCGTGGCCCGCACGAAGGAAGCGGAGCGCCAGCCGGGGCGCGAGGTCGTAGACCTTCTTCGCGTGATACGCGGCTCGCGCCCCGGCGACGCTCGTGGTGAAGCGGATCTTCATCGGCTAGGCCGAGCCCTCGGCGGGCTGCACGAACCGCTCGATGACGGCGCTGTTGCCCTGCGTCACCGGCTTGCGGCGCGAGCCGACCAGGATGTACTGCGCGAACACGGTCGCGTTCTGGGTCGCGCGCGAGACGATCAACTTCAGGTAGCGCTTCCCGGGGTTCTGGATCTCGATCCAGAAGGTCTTCCCGTCGCCGCTGTCGGCGACCGTCTGCGCCGAGCCCGCGATGTCCGAGTAGGCGTCCCCGGCGCCGTTGTCGCTGCTCTGCTGCACCTTGATCGACGTGACCGCGTTCGTCACGATCGCGCCGAAGCAGACCAGGATCAGGACGGATCGGAAGCCCTGCGTGTCGCAGGCCGCCCCCGTGATCGCGTCCGTGCCCGCCAGGCCTTCCGTGGCGGTGATGGCCGTGAGGAACTTGCAGTCGGCGAAGAGATCGAGCATCGAACCTGCACCCATTGCGCGCCTCCCCTGCGTTCGGTGTGAGCCGTCACGGGGCGGCGGCCTCGTCGACCGCCGCCCCGTCTCAGTCAGTCAGCGCGCTACGAGCCCATCGTCAGGTACTTCACCGGGTTGGTGCCGGCGTCCAGCAGGTCGCCGTCGTGGCGCGAGAAGGCGAAGAAGGCGACCTGGTGGAGCTCCGCGTATCGCTCGTCGAGGCGGAGCAGGGTGATGTCCCGCACGTCGCGGATGATGTACTTCGACAGGTCGCCGTACAGGAACGCCTTGGCGTTGGCGCCCATCGCGGCGACATCCTGGTTGATGACGAAGGGCGAGCCGAGGATCGTGTCCGGCTCGCGGACGCTGGCGTTCATCTGCCAGATGAGCCGACCGTCGCCGTCGACCAGCTTCTTGAGGGCGGCGAGGCTCGAGTCGCGGAACATCCAGCGCGCGTTCCGGCGGTAGGCCGGGTCGACCGAGTGCTGGAAGTCGACCAGCTCGCCGTAGGCGATGGCGTCGTCGGCCGCGACCGAGATGCCGGAGTCGGTGGCCGCCGTCACGATGCCGTTCGGCTCCGTGGTGCCGCCGCCCGTGGTGAAGTGCTGGTTCGTGATCCGGCCGATGCGCTGGCCGAGCGCCGTGCCGAGGAAGCTCGCGAGGTTGATCGCGTTGTCCTGCAGGAGCTCCACGGAGACCAGCACCTTCTTCGACGAGTACTTGAAGGCGCCGAGGACGACCTGCCCGAAGGCGACGTCCTGGTTGTTGATCGTCGTGTTCTCGCCGATGATCTCGCCCACGTTCCCGGTGTCGTCCACGGTCGGGATCGGCAGGGCCGCACCCGTGTCCGTGCGGAGGACCGTGGCGACCTCGCGCATCCCTCCGAACTGGAGGAGCGCGACCTCGAGGGCCCGCATCGTCTCGTCGGGCACCGTGTAGCCGCCGACGGACCCGGAGGTCGTCGCCAGCGCGCGCCGCTCCCACTCCTCGACGTGCCGCAGGTCGCGCAGCGACAGCGAGGGCAGGCGGAGGTGGATCTGCTTCTTGTTGAGGTCGACGCCGCACCGGGCCGCGATGTCGCGCTGCTCGGTCGTCAGCTCGACGTCGGTGCCGGCCAGGAACCAGGCCTGCAGGGCGCGGACGCTGTCGTGCTGGCCGACGTGCAGGATGCGGCTCTGCTGGTGGCCGTTGCCGCGGTGCTCGGTGCCGGGCTGGCTGGGCTCGCTCCTGCGCCCGGCGCTCTCGGCCAGGAACTTGTCGAGCTCCTCGGACTTCCGGCGCAGCTCGATGTTCGCCGCGATCCGGTCCATCTCGGCGAAGAGCTTCTGGACCGTCTCTTCCTCGTCCGCCTTCAGGGCCTCGCGCTTGTCCTTGGCGGCGCCCTCGAGGATGGCCTTGGCCTGCTCGTGGAGATTGAGCCGCTTGTCCTGGAGCTCCTGGAGCGTCATTCCTGGGTTCCTCCCCTTCGCCGGGGCTGGCCCAGAAATGCGAAGGGCGCGGCCCGCGAACGAAGCTCTCGTTGAGAACTTCGGTCCGTGGACCACGCCCGAAACGTCGTGCGGGTCGCACTATGTCGCCGCGCGGCTGGGGAGGAACGCCTCCGGTCCGCGCGACGTCGCTGCTACTTCACGCGCTCAGTCCTACACGATCATGCCGGGGAGCGTCAAGAGACTTTCGCTACCCGCTTCGCCAGCTCCTCGCGCATCGCGGCGATCGGGGCGCCGGTCGCGCCCTGGTAGCGGGCCAGGGAGCGGAGGGCGACGTCGGCCGTGGTCGACGTGTAGGCCGGCACGCTGACCACGCTCACCTCGCTGATCCGCATGTCGAGGACGGTCCGGACCGGCACCCCGTCCTCCATGTTCCAGTCGTCGGTCAGGGTCCGGAAGGCGAAGGACATGCCCGTGACGTCCCCGCGGCGGATCGACTCGACGATGTCCCGGGCGGCCGAGGTGTTCGGCGGGTCGATCTCCGACTTCAGGCCCTTGCTGTCCGCGCGCAGCCGGAGCGTCCCGGCCGAGACGCGCCCGATGATCTTCGAGGGGTCGTGGTCGACGAAGGCCCGGACGTCGATGTTCTCGTGCAGCGTGCGCGTCACCGCCTCCGGCGCGATCCGCTCGCGGAATCCGCCGAGGTTCTCGGACAGCACGTCGAACACGATGGCGTAGCCCCGGATGACGGGAGGCTGGCCGCTCTCGCCGCGGCCCGCGCGCAGCGTGCCGAGCGATATGCGGAGCTCGCCGTCCGTCCCGAGGTGCTTGCGGATCTCATCGATCGTCATGGCCTCATCCCCTCTCTCAGAGCACGCCGAGCTGCGTCAGCGCCTGCTCGTCCCGCAGCGTCTGGCGCCGCGTCATGTTCGGCTCGAAGCTGGTCGTCGCGGCCCCGCCGACCTCGACCGCGAGCGCGGCCCCGTAGGCGTACTCGCGGGACGGGCGCGCGACCTCGACCTTCTTCGGCGGGTCGAAGAACTGCCGGGCGCGGCGCCGGGGTCGCCCGCCGCGGACCGCCGGCGGCGTGACTGGCGGCGTGACGCCCGCGCCCCAGGAGACACCCCAAGCGACCCCCCAGGCTCCGCCCCAGGCGTCGGCCACGGGTTACGCCGGGCCCCACGGATCGACCTCGGTGCCGCTGCCGCCCACGGCGATGTCGTTGACGGCCTTGATGTTCGCCGCGAGGTTGTCGTCGGCGTCGAAGGTCAGCCGGTCGGTCTGCGTCTTGATGTCCGCGATCCCGGAGTTGTCCGGCGCGGTGTAGCTGGAGGCGGCGAGCCGCGTGCCGACGGCCACCAGCACGGCCGCGATGTCCGCCGCGATGTCGGCGTTCGCGGGCATGCCGAGCCGGGTCATGATCGCGTCGGTCGCCGCGATGATGAGCGACTGATCGGCCGGATCACTCGGCAGGTTGTCGGTGCTCGCCTTGATGGCGTCCACGAGCGCGTCGATGGTGTCGACGGAGGCCTGGGTCGCGCGCGTGCTGACCGCGGCGTCGATCCGGCCCGTGACCGTGGTCGTGACGCCGACGTCGGCGAGGGCGGTATCGGCCTCGGCGTTCACCTGGGCCGCGGACAGGTCGTTGAACCCCGTGATGTCCGTGCCCTTCGCGAGCGAGGCCTTCAGCGCGATGTCGTCGGTGGCGGTGAGGGCGCCGGCCCACCGGAGCGCGTCGGCCTTGATGTTGCCGTCAGAGGTCAGTGCCGCCGGGAGCCGCGCCTGGATGTCGTTCGTGTCGCCGATGATGTCGCCCGCAGTCTGGGTCGTGCCGGCGACTTCCTTCACGTCGGCGTGCGCCATGCCGTCGGACTCGATCGCCAGCGTGCGGCCGTCCGTCGTCGGCGCGAGGTTCTTCTCGCGCAGGATCTTCCACGGCAGCGAGATACCGGCCGAGCCGAACTTCTGTGTCACCGTGAACTGGAGCGAGTTCGCGTCTCCGAGATCATTCCACTCCTCGGTGGACGTGAAGATGATCTTGTCAGTGTCGGGGGCACCCGCCAATTGCCAGTAACGGAACAGGCGCTTGGTCCCCGAGGTGAGGATGATCTTGTAAATCTTCACCTCGATGACGTCGCCCGCCACCATGTCGTTCAGGTCCACCTCGAGCCGGAACTTCCCCTCGACGGTCGCGCTCCCGAGCGTGTCCTCGGTGCTGCTGCCCGTGGTCGAGAGCGTGCCGGAGGCGTGAAGAACGATCACGCGACGGTC